AAAAGAACATTTTCCTAATGTAGTGAGGATAGGATGACTTGCGAAAACCATTGCTGGCATGACTCGGGATTTCAGCTTTTAAGCTATCCACCTCAATCTGTGTACATTTGTTGCAACTGCGGTGAAAAAAAACATGTCACTCATCAAGTCATCCAGTCTTTTGTTGGACATGGCAAGTTTCATCCTCAAAATATGATTGTAGAAAACAAATGACTCCTACTCAACGAGATATTTATAACGTTATCCATGATTTCTGGAAAGACTATGGTTACGGGCCGAGCATTGACGATATCTTGTTAATATCAAATCGCAAGGGTCGAGGGAATATTCAACGCATTATTTCTAGGTTGGTGCAGGAAGGGCATTGTGTCCGTCTTCCAAATCAACCCCGTACAGTAAGACCGAAGGGTTTAAGGGTATATGCATGAATCTTGAAGAAATCATTAAACAGCTTCCTCCTGAAGATCAAGCCGAAATTCTCAAGGCCGCTGGTGAGCTTATTGACTCTCAGAAGATGGAGAAGGGGCAAAACAACTTTTTAGACTTTGTACATTCTATGTGGCCCGGATTTATTGACGGACGACACCACAAAGTCATGGCGCAAAAATTTGAGGACATTGCCAATGGGAAATTGAAAAGGCTTATTATTAATATGCCTCCTCGACATACAAAATCTGAGTTTGCATCTTATATGCTGCCAGCATGGTTTCTTGGTAAGTTTCCCAAGAAGAAGATTATCCAATGTTCTAACACTGCCGAACTTGCAGTAGGGTTTGGTCGTAAGGTACGTAACTTAGTAGATAGCGAGCAATATGGAAAAATATTCCCTAATGTCAGATTACGCTCTGACTCTAAAGCGGCTGGGCGTTGGTCCACTAACGGCAATGGCGAGTATTTTGCTATTGGTGTGGGTGGTACAGTTACTGGTAAAGGTGGTGATCTTGTTATCATTGATGACCCGCATTCGGAACAAGAAGCAGCTTTAGCGGCAAGTGATCCGGCAGTATTTGATAAGGTTTATGAATGGTACACCTCTGGTCCACGCCAGCGTCTCCAGCCGGGCGGGGCGATTGTGATTGTTATGACTCGTTGGAGCCTACGAGATTTAACCGGAAAAATTTTAAAAGCCGCTTTGGAACGGGATGGCGATGAGTGGGAAGTCATCGACTTTCCTGCAATTTTGCCGAGCGAAAAACCACTATGGCCCGAATTTTGGAGCTACGAAGAACTTTGCGCTTTGCGAAGGGAATTGCCATTAAACAAGTGGCAAGCCCAGTATCAACAGCAACCGACATCAGAACAAGGGGCAATTATAAAAAGAGAATGGTGGAGGGAGTGGGAGGGAGATCAAGCTCCACCATGCGAATTCATTATTCAATCTTGGGATACTGCCTTTACTAAAAACGAGCGGAGCGACTACTCAGCCTGTACCACGTGGGGTGTATTTTATTTAAACGAAAACCCACAAGATGCGAATATAATCTTATTGAACGCTTTCAAAAGACGGATGGAATTCCCAGAATTGAAGGCATGTGCTTTAGACCAATACAGAGAATGGACCCCAGATTCATGCATAATCGAAGCAAAAGCATCAGGCGCACCATTAGTTTATGAACTACGACAAATGGGTATTCCGGTGCAAGAGTTTACTCCTACACGAGGTAATGATAAGATCATGCGTGTAAACTCAGTATCAGATATATTTGCTTCCGGTAAAGTATGGGCCCCGAGAACAAGATGGGCGGAAGAAGTTGTAGAAGAAATGGCAGCATTTCCGAATTCAGATCATGATGACTTAGTGGACTCAGCGTCCCAAGCACTGATTAGATTTAGAAAAGGCGGCTTTATCAGATTAAAATCTGATGATTGGGATGATTATGTGCCAAAGAAAAAAACGGCATATTACTAAGGATAATGTATGGCAATTGATAAAGCACTATACCAAGCCCCTAAAGGGATTGAATCTCTGGGTGAGGAAGAGTCCCCATTAGAGATAGAAATTGTAAACCCTGATGAGGTGACCATTGGTAAAGATGGGTTGGAAGTAGTGCTTGAAGCTGGCGAAGAAGAAGGCGAAGAAGGCTTTGGTGACAACTTAGCTGAATACATTTCCGAAAGCGAATTACTCCAAATTGGTATGGACTTAATCGAAGAGTTTGACGAAGACGTTATGGCTCGCAAAGATTGGATCCAAACCTATGTAGATGGCTTAGAACTCTTAGGTTTAAAAATTGAAGAACGTTCTGAACCTTGGGAAGGCGCTTGTGGTGTCTACCATCCTCTTTTGGCTGAAGCTTTAGTTAAGTTCCAAGCTGAAACAATGATGAGTATTTTTCCAGCAATGGGCCCAGTAAAAACCCTAATCATTGGTAAAGAAACCCAAGAGAAAAAAGAAGCTGCTGAACGTGTTCAAGCAGATATGAACTTTGAATTAACTGAAGTAATGACTGAATATCGCCCTGAAACAGAGCGTATGCTTTGGGGATTAGGATTAGCAGGTAATGCTTTTAAGAAAGTATACGAAGATCCTATTTTGAAACGTCAGGTTTCCTTGTACGTTCCAGCTGAAGATATCGTTGTTCCTTATGGCGCTCCAGATCTAGAATCAGCCCAGCGTGTAACGCACGTTATGCGTAAGACTGAACATGAAATGAACCGATTAATGTTATCTGGCTTTTATAGAGACATTGATTTAGGTACACCATCTAACTCTTTAGATGAAGTAGAAAAGAAAATTGCTGAAAAATTAGGCTTTAGAGCAACTACAGATGACCGCTTTAAGATCTTGGAAATGCAAACAAACTTGGATTTAGCTGGGTTTGAGCATGAAGATGACGAAGGTCAACAAACTGGCATGGCATTGCCTTACGTAATTACCATTGAAAAAACGAGTGGAAAAGTATTATCTATTCGTAGAAACTGGAAGGAAGGCGATGAAACTTATCAAAAACGTAAGCACATTATTCACTACGGATATATTCCGGGTTTTGGTTTCTACTGTTTTGGTCTTATCCATCTTATCGGTGCTTATGCTAAATCTGGTACTTCCATTATCCGCCAGCTGGTTGATGCAGGATCCTTGTCGAATTTGCCGGGTGGCTTTAAGACCCGTGGCTTGCGAGTAAAAGGTGACGATACACCAATTGCTCCGGGTGAATTCCGTGACGTAGACGTTCCAAGTGGTGCGATGAAAGATAACATCATGCCATTGCCATACAAAGAACCAAGCCAAGTCTTGTACTCTTTGTTAAATACAATCGTAGAAGAAGGTCGCAGATTTGCTAATACAGCAGATCTTCAGGCTTCTGACATGAGTGCTAATGCTCCGGTTGGAACTACTCTGGCTATTCTTGAACGTACATTAAAAGTCATGTCGGCTGTTCAAGCCCGTGTTCATTTCAGCTTGAAGCAGGAATTAAAACTCCTAAAAGAAATTATTGCTGATAATGCGCCCGGTGATTATGACTATGTACCAGCTACAGGAACTAAAAAGGCACGTAAGTCAGATTACAAGACTACAGATGTAATACCAGTCTCTGATCCTAATGCGTCCACAATGGCGCAGAAGATTGTCCAGTACCAAGCTGCATTACAGCTGGCACAGAGCGCTCCTCAGTATTACAACATGCCTTTGTTGCACCGCCAAATGATTGAAGTCTTGGGTTTAAAGGATGCAAACAAGCTAATTCCTTTGCCAGAAGATATGAAACCAAAGGATCCAGTCACAGAAAACCAAGATATTTTGATGAACAAACCTACCAAAGCGTTTGCTTATCAAGATCATCAAGCACATATCACCGTGCATATGTCTTCTATGCAAGATCCTAAGATTCAATCTTTGTTGCAACAGAATCCTCAAGCTCAAGCACTACAAGCTGCGATGATGGCTCACATTAATGAGCACTTAGGCTTTGCATATCGTGTAGAAATTGAGAAACAATTGGGTATGAACCTGCCTCCAATGAATGATGAGACAGGTGATGACATCAATATGGACCCAGAAGTAGAAGCTCGATTAGCTCCGTTGCTTGCTCAGGCCGCTACTCAGCTTTTACAACAGAATCAACAGCAAGCTGCACAGCAACAAGCTCAACAACAGGCTCAAGATCCATTAGTGCAATTGCAACAACAAGAGTTGCAGATCAAACAGGCCGAGCAACAGCGTAAAGCACAGAAAGATCAGGCTGATATTCAGCTGAGACAGCAGCAACAGCAGATTGAACGTGAGCGTATTCAGACTCAAGCACAGCTTCAAGCACAAAAAGATGCAGCACAAGTGCGTTTATCAGGTGAAAAGAATGCAACTGACATCAAAATGAAGGCTGTTCAGATGAGTTTAGACCACCAAAGAGCTAATAAACAGCTTGCAACTACTACTGGTCTAGAAGCATTTAAGCATATTAGCGCACATGCTAAGGATAACAACCAACATCAGCAAGATTTAATGGCAGAAGCCCTGAAAAACCATCTAGACGTGAAGGTTCAAAGGGAAGAAAACGATAAAAACCGTGCAATTCAAAAACAACAGAAGGCACAAAACAAGAAAGGTAAATGATGGACCCATTTGAGAACTTAATGAGCGAAATAGACAAAAAAGTAGCTCAATTAAGTGGATGGATAGCTGGCGGACAAGCCAAAGATTTTGGTGACTACCAAAGGACGTGCGGGGAGATTCGAGGTCTTCTTACTTCACGTGAATACATAACAGACCTCAAACAAAGACTGGAGAACTCCGACAGTGAGTAATTTAGACATATCCCAAGCAGTAGATTTATCCCAAGTCCTACACAAAAAGGCTGAGGAAAAAGCAACACAACTCCCAAAACCACAAGGTTATCGCATGTTATGCGCTATTCCAGAGGCAGAAAAAGAGTATGAAAGCGGAATTGCAAAGGCAGACAGCACTGTACGCAATGATGAGCTATTAACTACCGTGTTATTTGTAGTAAAACAAGGACCAGACTGTTACAAAGATACTGTCAAATTTCCGACAGGACCTTGGTGTGCAGAAGGCGACTTTGTTTTAGTGCGCCCTAATGCTGGTACACGATTGGTAATTCATGGACGTGAGTTCCGTCTAATCAATGACGATTCCGTTGAAGCTACAGTGGACGATCCACGTGGTATTTCCCGTAAATTCATTTAAGGAGGCCGGACATGGCTGATACAGATTACAAGTTCCCAGATGAAATTGACCAAAACACTCCGACAGAAGATGCTTTGGAAATTGAAATCGAAGACGATACACCTGAAGAAGATCGTGGTCGCAAGCCCGCAGATCCAGAAAAAGTTAAAGCATTAGAAGTAGATGTAGACGAATTAGACAAGTACAGCAAAGAAGCCAAGGACAAAATGATCCAGATGAAGCGTATCTGGAACGATGAAAGACGTGCCAAGGAACAAGCTGAACGTGAGCGCCAAGCTGCTATGGATGCCGCACAACGCCTTCATGAAGAGAATAAGCGCATTAAAAAAATGCTCTCTGAAGGAGAAAAAGAGTACAAAGATGCTAAGAAAGATTCAGCTAAAGCAACTATTAAGGCAGCTAAACAGGCCTATAAAGAAGCATATGAATCTGGAGACTCTGAACGTGTAGCAGAAGCTCAAGCTTTCTTAACGAAAGCACAGATGGAATTGGAAAAGGTAAAGAATTTTAAGTTACCCCCTTTACAAGAAGAAGAATTTCAAGTAAAAATACAACAACAGCCCCAAGTTGCTAGACCAGACGATAAAGTTTTGTCTTGGCAAAATCGGAATCCTTGGTTCGGACAGGACGAGGAAATGACTGCTAGTGCATTAGGCTTACACGAAAAGCTGAAGCGCCAAGGAGTTGAGATTGGGTCAGATGAATATTACGCAAAGCTAGACGAGACGATGCGTAAAAGGTTCCCAGAGGAATTTGGGAACGCTGAAGATAAAAAAGCGGACACGCCTAAAAAATCGACAGTAGTAGCACCAGCAAATAGGACGACAGCGCCTAAAAAAGTAAGACTAAGCACTTCTCAGGTAGCAATTGCGAAAAAACTTGGACTTACACCTGAACAATATGTTCGTGAACTTTTGAAAATGGAGGCCTAGACATGGCTAACTCACCACGTAGTACCAGAGAATTAGAAAACAGAGAATTTAATGAGCGTCCTAAACAGTGGATGCCACCAGAACTTCTTCCCGAGCCTGACAAACAAGCTGGTTTTGCTTATCGCTGGATTCGTGTTTCAATGCTTAATGCACCTGACGCTCGCAATATTTCTGCGAAATTTCGTGAGGGATGGGAGCCTGTAAGCGTAGAAGAACAACCAAAGTTCAAACTGTTAGCTAATCCAACGGGTCCTTACAAGGACAACATTGAGATTGGTGGATTATTGCTTTGCAAGATTCCGGAAGAATTTGTAGCTCAACGTGCGGCTTATGAGGCCAAACAAACTAAAGATCAATCGGAAGCTGTAGACAACAATCTTATGCGCCAAAGTGATTCGAGAATGCCGATCTTTATGGAACGGAAATCTACGGTTACATTTGGATCTGGTAATTAAAATTTAGGAGATTTAACATGGCTTATCCTACAGTTTCGGCCCCTTACGGTCTAAAGCCTGTTAACCTGATCGGTGGTCGAGTATTTGCGGGTTCTACCCGTATGTTCCC